CCGGCCGAGGTCAAGATGCCCCACGGGTTGGGTTCATTAGCAGTGAAGTACCCGTGAGACGTCGCACCGGCCGAGCAGGGCTGACGGTACACCTCGGTGCTGATCTGTTCCACCGACATGCGGACGCGAAGAAGCGGCCCGACCACGCGCCAGGAGGAAGGCGCGCGGCCGGGCCGCTCTTATCCGCGAAGGAGTTGTGATCAGGGAGGCCGGCCCGACCGCGGGGGGTGGTCGGGCCGGCGAAGGGGGGATGTATCAAATGCTACGGGCTGCTGCGATAAGCGGGCGCCTCCGACGCCGCAGGGGCCTTCCGCTTGTTCGGGACGACGACCACGCCGATCGCGCCGAGCGCGGCGAACACGATGCCCGTGGCTTCCTCGGGGCTGATGTGGTGGTCGGGCCACCAGGCCCACACGGCGGCGCCGGCCGCTGCGGTCGCGGCCATGACGAACTTGCGGTAGTACCGCCACTTCTTGAAGCTGTCCAACATGGTCAACTCCCTTACTCGACCCGGGGATCCGTCGCGTAGAACAGATCACCGGGGGTGACGTCCTGCGGTAGCCGACCGTCGGTGAAGACGTGGTACCCGACCAGGCAGAGGATGTGATCGACGAGCTGTGAGCAGATCATCCGCTCCGACGACGTCACGTACCTGCGTAGTCGTGGGGTCGAGATGTGCACCTGCATCGCGGCGAGCGCCAGGTAGTCGGCGAACGAGTACGGCGTCCCGGCCAGCTCGGCGGCGACCTTGCCCGCCATTTCCCGCTGCGCGTCCGTGAGCTCCAGCCTCGCGTAGGCGTAACCCACGCCGTGGCGCTCGCCCATCGGGACGATCCTGGCGCCGGCCGGCATGGCCTCGATACACCGGTCCCCCTCGAGCACCAGGTAGGCGTGGGTGAAGCGGCAGGAGTCCCGCAGGATCGACTGTCCTAGGTTCACGGCCCAGCCGGTGTGTCCGCCGATGGTGGAGAAGCCGACGTCGCCCTGCTGGACGGCCACGGTCAGACCCGTGGCGGCCAAGACCAGTGCCCGGACCCCTCGCCCTCGGTCCGCGACGTCGCCCAGTACGTGTCGACCCCGTCCAGCAGCACCTGCAAGTTCACGCACCCAGCGGACCAGGTGGCCACGACCATCGCCGGGAGTACCTGCCCCTCGGTGGCGCTGTTGCCCACGTGCGCGACGTAACCCAGCCGATCAGCCCGAATCTCGGCCATGCGCAGGCCCGCATCCGACCGGCGCCGGTTGATGGCCTCGACGTCCGCCGCGTTCAGCTTGTAGTGGACGATCCGGCCGACCGTTGCCTCCATGGCTGCTCCTCATTCCTGTCGTGATTCCGGGGAAGTTGTCCAGGTCAGCCGCTGAATCCGGTCTGGATGGCCGGCAATGAGAACGCCAGCAACGCGCACGCCGCACCGATCAGGGCCAGGCTGACCCTCGCTGGTACCCCGAACCCGGCCAGGAGCAGCAGGATCACGGCGGCGATGTAGAGCAGGGCGATGACGACCTTCACGGGGTCCTCCTCAGGCGAGCCCGAGACCATCGCACCCAAGACCGTCATCGGCCTGCGCGCATGCCTCGGAGCAGTAGAGCGAGATCACTGGCCGGCTGTGCTGGTCCCGACCGTTGATGCGGTAACCACCCGGCATCTGGTGTCCGGGTAGTCCGGGCCAGGGCTGGTGGCAGCCGGCCCGGTCGCAGGTGGGTGGACCGGACTCGTCGGAGATCAACAACTTGACCACCACGTCGGGACCTCAGTGGGATGCGACGTAAATGGCGACGGCCACCCCGATGATGGTGAGGACCAGCCCGCCAAGGCCCATCATCATCGCCCAACTCGCGCTGACCCCGGCCGCGCGTTGACGCAGCCCGGTGACCTCCTCGCGCAGCCTGGTGACGTCCTTCTCCAACGCCTCCATCTGCTCGTGGGTGGCCACGCCCATGCGGAGCTCGTTGAGCAGGTCGAACCGTTTGTCGGCGGCGATCTCGGCTTTGGTGACGGCTTCCTTCTGCGCCGACAGGATCATGGCGTTGAACTTGTCGGCGGCGTCCAGCGCCGCGCGCATCGCGGTCTGCTGGGCCGCCATCGCCGTCTCGACGGCTTTGGTCTGGGCGTCGTAGCGTTGCTGATCCTTTATCTCTTTGTCCGCGAGGCGCGATTCGAAGTACTCACGCAACGTAATTTCGGGAGTACTTCGAAACCTCATCGCCATCAGCCGCAGCCGAGTTCAGCCCGCAGGTGGTGCACATCCGCGGCCACCCGCTGCCCGGTCGGGGTCTGCGGCGGGGTCGCCTGGTACGCCTCGTCCAGGGTGGTCAGCAGCTTGCACCAGCGCTGGTCGTTGGCGCGTTCCGATTTGTCCTGCTGGCCGACGGACCAGTTGGTGTACCACACCCCGGCCAGGGACAGCAGCAGCATCGAACCGACGATCGCGACGAGCAGGTACCAGCGCGGCATCGACAGCCGCCCGTTGGCGTGTGCCATCTCATCGCCTCACGTACTCGGCGACGATGGCGACGATGATGGCTCCGGTGGTGAGGGTTGCGGAGACGGGGATGACGACGCGGGCGTATCCCCGGCGCCAGGCGAGGTCGGCCGCAGCGACAGCAGCGACAGCGCCCCCGGGATGCCCAGGAGCGCGGCGCACACCAGCATGGCCGTTGGATCGACCCGTCCCGTCCACAGCTGCCAGGCGATCCCACCTGCTCCGACCAGGGTTGATACCCCGTCCCGGCCCAGGGTCAATGCGCGCTCGGCCTTCACGCACCGCCGCTCCCATCTCCGCTTCGGATACACCCACCGATCAGCGGGTCGGTATGCCCTGCGACGGGGGCCAGGTCGCAGAGGTTGTGCGGGGTGGTGCGGGGTGGTTCAGGCCACGGTTCCGGCGGCGGCGAACCGCGCCTTGACGTCGTCGTGGACACGCTGTGCTGCGGCGTTGATCGCGGCGGTGATGGCAACGATGTCGACGCTGCCACCGCCGTCCGCGATCGTGGTCGCGAGCGCGTTGATCGCGGCCAGTGCCGCGGCGTCGCGCGCCTGGTCGGCCGCTTCGGATGTGGTGACCCGGGCTTCGATCGCGGCAAGGCGGCCGGCGACGTCGATGCCCCAGGCGTCCATGCCGGCGGCGGGGGTTCCGAACTCGGCGACCTGGCCGCCGTTGCCGAGGTTGCCGAGCAGGCTCGCCTGGTGGGCCTGCCCGTTGCCGGCTCCGGCCACGTCCAGGACCCGGACCCGGTTGAGCCCGTCGACGAGCCACACCGCGCCCGAGGCGTCCTTGACCAGCATCTGCATGTTGTCGCTCCTCAGGGTCGCGGGCGTGATGCCGCCGCCGGACAGGTGGGCGGTGACCAGCGGAAGGAAGATGTCCCACGGGAACTCATTCCCGGGGTCCATGTGGTCGCCGCCGTCTTCCGGGTAGGCGAGCGTGATGTCGGCGTGGCCGCAGATGCCCTTCGGGCCGGCGGAGTTGGCGGTGTACCAGGACGCGCGCACCTCAGCTGGTGTCATCTTGCGCACCGGCAGGCCGTACTTCTTGCAGTCCTCGGCGACCCAGCGGGCGGCCTGCTGCAGGGTGCCGTAGCTGGCGTCGTCCAACCATTGGGCGCGGGTCTGCTGGGTGCCGCACAGCTCGTGGTGGATGCCGAGCCTGTTCCCCTTGCTGAACGCGCTGTTACTGCGGTTCCAGGTCAGGACGCACTGCACGGTGCTGTTGCTGTCGTGGAAGAAATGACACGACGTTCCGTCTGTTCGGCGCTGGTCGTACGCCGCGCCGTCCTCCGCGCTCGTGCTGCGCTCGCTGCCCGCGGTGTAGTGGATGACCGAGTACATGACCCGACGCCCGTCCCGGCCGGTGCCGTAGGCGGCCGGCTGGACGAAGAGAAGTTCGGGGTATTCGGGGCTCACAGATCCACCCCCGAGTCGGCGACGGTGAGGCCGGCATCACGGACGAGGATCCGCAGCATGTACGCGGACGCCGGGTTGCCGATCGTGCAGTTTCCGGTGCCGCCCGTACGGATGCCGCTGACCAGCACCGACAGGTTCCCGGTTGCCCCCGGCGTGTACAGCCAGGTGGCGCCGTGGACCTTCTGGTTTCCACCGGCCGTCTTGCTGTCGGTGATCAATGATCCGAGTTGGGTGCTGGCGATCGTGGCCGCGCCGGACAGGCTGGTCCGGATCCGCATCTCGATAAGGTCGCCGGCCACGGACGAGGCGAACACGGTGGGCGTGGCGACGATTTCGTAGGAGCGCCCATTGACCACGGGGATCGAATCCCCCCGCAGGATGGGGATCTCCGGCGTGTTGGTGATGTTGCTGCTGGCGGTGGACCGCTCGAGGAACGCGATGATCGAACCCTGCGGGTCGTTGAGTGTGTCCGCCGTCGGGGTGTCTCCCGCTGAAACGGTCATGGGCGCATCACCACCCCGGCCCGCCAGAGATTGATCTCAGCGCCGGCCGGGTGCGCAACCCCGCCGGTGATGCTGTTGACGTTGCGGGTCAGGGTCAGGGTCTGGCAGTCGCCGAGAAGGGACAGCGTCGTGGCCTTGCTCGTGGCCGCTGCGCCGCCGGTGACCACGAGTGACCCGGCGTCGATCCGGGTGGCGGTGGTCTGGATCTGGTAGTACCAGGCCAGCCCCTGATCGGAGCCGAGCGTGGAGTCCGGTTCGCCGATCTCCGTGAACCCGGCCGGGGACGCGACCGAGGTCCAGTCGTCGTCCTTCTGGGAGACGATCAGGACGACGGTGCCGTTGCGGACCACACCCAGCCCCGGATAGGCGATGTCGGCGGCGGAGCCGTTCTGCAGCGGGGTGGCGGCGTTGTGGACCAGCGGCTGCGTGTAGCGGAACCCCGCCATCTGCGCGGACACGGTGTCCCCCGCCGCCCCCGACCCGGTGCCGGGGGTCAGTGTCGGCGCCGTAAACCCGGAGGTGTAGGTGCGGCCGTAGAGGCGGAAGGCCTTGTTGGCACCGCCGAACGACGCGAGGGTGGTCCAGCCGGTCTGGTCGCCGACGAACAGCGCGAGCCGGCCCGCCACCCCGGCGAGGTAGGAGAAGCCGGAGTCGCGGATCGAGCACAGCAGCAGCAGCAGATCCCCGGCCGCCATGCCGGCGGGCATGCCGGGGGTGACGGCGTCGTAATCGGCGTGGGCCGCGGTGCCCGCCGCGACGAACGTGGGCGGGTTGTTCGCAACAGCCGTGCAGGTGACCCGCTCCACGGAGCGCAACGCCAGGTCATACGGCACCGAGGCGGTCGACCATTTCGCGGCGACACCGGTCTTCCCGGTCGGGTTGCCGTAGGTGCCGACGATCGCGCTGGTGCCCGATGTGGTGACCGGGGCGAGGAGGCGGGATCCGGACGTGTTGGCCCGCCCGGTGTTGCCGGTGCCCTCGACCGTCCAGGCCAGATACGGCCGGTACGGCAGCAGCCGCAGCGTCAGGTCGTACTCGAAGCGGTTGATGTGCTCCGAGTAGCCGCGCACGTAGCCGTCGATCGTGTCCGGTGGCAGCCACGCCGGCGGGGAGGTGATCTGGACCCGGTCGCCGAGGGACATGCCCAGCCACGTCGACAGCTTCGACGAGGCGGCGCCGTGGAACTGCAGGTCGACGGTATACCGGTAGTCCAGCACCGTGCCGAGCGCGACCTCCCATTGGGCGTAGTACTGCAGATGGGCGTCGGTCATCGCGTTGACGGTGAGTTCCCGCGCCCGCACGACACCGCGATTGGTCGGGCTCAGTGGTCCCGTGGCGTCCACCCTTGCCGAGGACCCACCGGTCCGGGTCACGGTGGCCCGGTTGATGTAGTCCCGCACAGCGCTGGTTGGCTGCAGGTTCCGCAGATGGGTGGCGTAGGTCAGGGTGAGGGCGACAGTGCGGTTGGTCAGATCCTGGCGGGACCGTATCCGCAGGTCGCCACCCGGGTCCTCCCACATCAGTCCGCGTTCGAGGCGGTCCGCCTCCCGCAACACGTTGATCAACGTGTCGGTGGGTACTGGGCCCATCGGTTCACCGGAGCTGGCGCCGAAGGAGACGGGCACGTTGTTCAGGGCGGCCTGCCCCGCGAACCGGTCGACGGTGAGGTCACCCACCCCGGCCGCGGCGATCGCACTCGCCGCCGTCGAGCCCGCGGACCCTCTGGCATAGACGGCGTAGTGGCCAACGGTGTGACCGTTCTCCACGCCGCTCCCACCGGTGACCAGCGAGGTCACGGGACCCAGGGTCGAGGCGGCGAGGGTGCCGGTGGACCCGCCGCCGCCGGCGGTGCCTGCGCGCCAGATCGTGAAACCCCAGTCGATTCCGGTGCCGTTCTGGGCGGTGTAGATCTCAATCGCGAGTTGGTCACCGAACGGCTCGTATGACTCGATCGTGTTCAGGTTGTCGAACGAGATCCCGGTGTCGGCGAGCACCTCCGCCCCGGCGGAGTTGTAGCCACGGAGTCTCACAACGCTCGGGGTGGCGTTGGTCATCTCCAGCACCCATTTGCGGACGGCACCGGTATCGCAGACCACGGCGATCGCCAGCAGCGACGTGGCTGCGGGCCTGGCCGGGATCCGCCACGCCAGACACACCGACCACGCCTCCGGGTACGGCCGGGCGTAGGGGGCGACGGTCAGAAAGATCGCGCTGGTGGCGTCCAGGATGGGTAGGGGCTTGGAGCCGCCGTAGTCGGAGTCGGCCGCGAACGGGACGTTGAAGACCAGGCCGTCGGGCTGCCCGGCCACTGCCGACGATGCTCGGGCCGCACCCGAGCCGTCCTCGAACGGCCAGTAGGCGACGAGATCGGGATACCACAGCGCCCACCGGTGGGCGCTGGAGTCCAGGGTGTCGGTGTTTTCCATCCGCGACAGCCGGCCGAACGCCTCGACCCGGACGAACCGGAACTTACCTCCGGTAGTCCACTCCAGCGGCAGGTCGGCGAGGAATGCGATCCCCCGGGTGACGTCGCCGCTGCCCGGATCAAACGTCACCTTGACCGGGGTGTCGACATCGATCTGGCCGAACCACGCACCGGCCGGGTTCGTCGGGGTCCACCGACCATCCTGGTTGTTGGCCAGGAATGCGATCCGGGTGGCGGATGCCTCGTCGGAGCCTTCGGGATAGCCGATGTCTATGGTGACGCCGCCGCCGTCGTCGTTCAGGGTGTAGGCGGTGATGTCGGTCCAGGTCCACGAAGACGGGTCACCCAGCAGGTCGGCGCCGAGGGCGAGCCAGATCTTCAGCCCGTTCGGCAGGCTCATACCGGCTGCAGCCTGCCGTTGACGACCTGGTACTTCAGCTTGCCGCTGAACAGGCTGTCGTCGAGCCATTTCTTGAACACGGCTTCGAGGCCGACGAACCGGCCGCTACCAGGGGAGGACATGCCACCCCCACCGCCGCCGGAGCCGCTCGGGCTGCCGTTCGGGATGATCCGCCCGTCCCGGCTGGGGGTGAAGAACTCCGGGCCCTTCTCCCCCACGATGTAGCCCTGACCACGCGCGACGTTGCCGCCGCCGGCCCGGAACTGGACGCTCGACACGTGCTTGTTGCCGGCGGCCAGCCCGGTGACTCCGGAAACGAACGGTGCCGCCGCGGCGGAGACTTTCGCGCCGACAAAGATGGTGATCTCTTTTTGGCTGTCGATCCCCCGAAGACCATCATTCACGACGTTCCGGAAGTTGTTGAAATCGTCGGCGGCCTTCTTGAGCTTCGGGCCGATTCCCGGGATCCAACCGAACGCCCAGGCCGCGGCCTGCAGGATGTCCGCGAATGCGTTCACGGCCATGAACACCAGCCCCTCGAACCACTTTGAGATGGCGATGATGGCTATGCCGATGATCCGGACCGTGCCGAGCATTGCCATTCCGATCGCGGTCAGCGCCTCGATGAGTTGCTGGCCGTCCTCGGAGTGGAAGAACTCATTCAGTGCCTTGGTCTGGTCCCTGATCTGCTCCAGGAACGGCTTGCCCTCTGCGGTCGCGCCGGTGTAGAAGGCGCCGATAATGCCGCCAAGATCGCGGACGATGTCACGCAGTACGCCGAACTGATGCCGCGCCCGGTCCACCCATTCGCCGAGCTTCCCGTTGTCGCGCAGTTCGCGGATCTTCGCCGCCACCCGGTCTACGGCGTCGGCGAAGTTGCCCGTCATGGAGGCCAGCCGGGGCGCGGCGACCGAGGCGATGTCCAGGAAGATCTGGGTCAGCGGCTGCAGGGTGCGGAGCAGTCCGTGGATGACTTCCGACAGGTTCCGGAAGATCCCCTCGACCAGGGCCACCTGGGCCGGCTGGTGCAGCCATTCTCCGAAGCGGCGCAGCATGGTGCCGAAGTCGCCGGAGATGGTGACCAGCCACTTGGACAGGGTGGGCATGTAGGACGAGTTGAGTTGGCGAAGGGTGGCGCCGAGGCCGTGGAAGAAGTTCTCCTGCACTGCCCGCTGCAGCTTCTTCCATGAGTTCGCCACGATGACGACCGCGGCGGCGAAGTCGTGCGCCGACTTCGGGAAGTCCTTGTGGGCCTTCTCCCACTTGTTCCAGTCGCCCTTCAGGCCGGCGCTGATTGCTCCGCCGACGCCCTGGAAGGCCATCTTCAGTACGACCAGCGAGGCCGCCGCGGCGAGGATCGCGGGCGGGAGCAGCGCGACTAGGCCCGACAGGTCCACGATGGCCGGGATGGCGGCGAGGATGAGACCGGCGACGCCGGCGATCAGCGGTCCGAGCCGGGCGAAGCTGCTCAGCACCTCGCCGGACACCTCGCCGAGCACCCGACCGAAATCCTGCATCGACCGCTGCGCACGGTTCATCGTGGTGCGCAGCCTCGGCCCGAACGCCGTGGAGACCGAGCGGGACGCGGCCTGGGCCCGGCCATGCAGGGCGGTGAACCCGGCGCCGAGCCGGGCCAGTCCGGCGGCGCCGCTGGTGCGGACGGCGACGATGAGCGTGGTGACCGACATGCGTCACCACCACCCGGCTAGCCCTCGTTGAGCTTGTCCACGTAGCGGCGGAGCCGGTCCCACTGGTGCCAGGTCAGCTGGTCGATGTCGTACGGGGCGATGTGGAAGACCTGGGCGAAGACCGGCTCGTAGTGGGCGATCAGGTCGGCGAGGTCGTCGTCTCCGAAGGCGGGGCTTTTCCCTCGTCCACAACCTCGTCGTCGCCGAACTTGGTGCCGAACAGGTCGAGGTCGAAGTCGTCCCAGGGCACCTTCACCCCGGCGCGACGCACGGCGATCCACGCGGCGACCAGGAGCGCTTCGATGTCGACCTCCCGCAGCACGCTGCGGTGGCCGAACTCGTCGCGGACCTCGGTGCCGTCCTCACCGGTGACGTACTGGATGTTGCCGGCGGCGTCCTTGACGGGTAGGCCGGTCAGGCCACGGCCGAGCCCCTCCAGGGAGTAGCCGGTGGTCTTCTGGATCGCGATCGCTTCCCGGGTCATGATCCGGGTGTCGTCGAACTCCACGACCTGCGGGCAGCCGATCCGGTCGGCGTCCTCCGCCGTCAGGGTGATCTTCATGGGGATGGTTACCTTTCCAGGCGTTGCGAGGCCCGCTCCACCGCTTCGTCGCGGGCCCGCGCCATGCGTCGCAGCCAGGGCCGCAGGGTGGGCCACCACACATCGACGACGCCGGGGTGAGCGACCCATTTCGACCGGTTGCCCAGAAACGGGTGGCGGAGCCGCTTGGAGCGGCCGGTGACGTAGCGGGCGAAGAAGCGACGCTTGAACGGGATGAGCGCGTCGTCCATCTTGATCTCCACCCGGGGGTCCCCGGCGGTGGAGATGGTCATCTGCACGGCGTTGGCGACCGGCCGGTGCAGCGGGCCGGGGCTGAGCAGGTGCGGCTTCTTCAATGACTTCGGCGCCCAGCCACGGACGGCGAACATCGGCTCGGCCATGATCGCCCGACGGACCTCGTCGCGGGCCGGGCGGGCGGCGCGGCGGATGTGCTGCTCCAGCTCGCGCCGCAGAATGTGCGGGCCCTCGTCGAGCCGGCGGGCCACGGACCGCAGCCCGTCCTCGCCCAGGACCCGGATGGAGATGAACTCCTGCGGCACTAGCCGACCTTGAGGATGTCCGAGGCGGCCGACCAGCTCGCGGACATCTCGACAGCCCCGGACACGTCACCGTTGACGTTCATGTCGACGATGACCGTTCCGTAGAAGTACTGGCCGGTGTTGAGCGTGCTCGGGTACAGGTAGAACTTCCTGCTCAGCCCGTCGACCGCGGCGGTGTAGGTCTGCGCGGTGGCGTCGTCGTAGAAGCCGGAGAAGTCGCCGGTCTGGTTGGCCATGCCGCCGACGTACGTCTTGCCGTTGTCGCCCATCGCCGTGACGTCGATCTTGTCATTGCCGAAGTCGATCGACCACTTCGCCTGGAACGGCAGGGGGCTCGCGGTCGCCGACGTCGAGGCAATGCCCAGGTAAACCCGCCCGTTGCGGCCGGCCAAGCGGCTCATGTGGTGCTCCTCAGGTCAAGGTGGCGTAGCAGCCGCGCCGCGGCAGCGAAGAAGGTGCGGTCAGCGATGGACTTGCGGGCCTTGAGCGCCGCTTCACGGCGATCGTCGGGTCGGTCGAGCCACCAGCGCAGTTGGTCGGACGCCTGCTCCGGACTGGTGAAGGTCGGCAGGGTCGCGAACAGCTCGTCGCCTTCGGGGCGGGGGTCGCGCAGGAAGAAACAGCCGATCGCGGCCATCTCTACCTCGCGGGGTCCGATCCCCCAGCCGGCCACCCGGTCCGGGTGCTCCGCCTCCCGGCGGTAAAGGTTCAGGCCCACCCGGGTGGAGCGGTAGACCTCGACGGTCTGCTCGTTGTCGAGGCAGTCCTCCAACCCGTGCGCGACGTGCTGGCGCAGGGGTGAGTCCTCGGCGAGCTGCTGCCAGTTCCCGGCGAGGAGCACGTCCAGGTCGTGGAGGTCCATCCGCTCGAAGAAGTCGATGCGGGACTGGTAGGCGGTGCCGACGAAGGCCAGATCGCACACCAGGGTCGGATCGGGTGGGCCGGGGCAGTGCACCGCTGGGCGGTAGCAGTGCGGCTGATGGAACGCGGTCGTGACCTGGCTGAACTCGCCGATGGTGGTCGGGTCGGTGAGCAGGACGACGTCGCAGTGCCGAGCCAGTTCCAGTTCGCGGCTCAGTTCGTAGGGCTGCTCGGTGGCGATCAGGACCACGGTCACGCCGTCGCGTCGGGCCAGGTCCAGCAGGTGCGGATCCAGGAAGAACCCGCTGGTCAGCAGGAGCACGTCGGGGCGGACCTTGTAGAGCGCGCCGGCGAGGCGGTCGCCGGCCAGCGCGGTGGCCTGCTCGCCCGTCAGCGCCTTCTGGAACGTCCCGCTTCCGACCTGGATCAGGGCGGCGTCATAGAAGGTGATCGCGGAGCCGAGCGGGTACTCG